CCGGCCTATGCTGCTGCGGCCAGTCCCATGGGCTATGACATGTACAAGGGCAGTGGCACCGAGGGTGGTCCTGGAGATAATAATGGTGCAGGTGTTGAGGGGCAAGAAGGTTCTGGTTTGTTAGACACGACTGAGAAAATGCTAGGCGATATACTGGGCTTCACAGCACTCAAACATTTAATTAATAAAATTAGTCCAGGCGCCGGTGGTATTAAAGCTAAACCAATGACAACATTTGGTCAGACCGGAGTTAATAAAGCTGGTCGCAGACCTGGTGAAATATTCAAAGAGGGTAATCGATACAAACAGGTAACTAAAACTGGTGGTGAACAATACATTAAAAAACCTGGTGTAGCTAAACGAGCATTTTCAGCTACCAAAGTAGGTGCTGCTAAAGTTCTGTCTAAAACAGTCAAGGCTGTCCCCTATATTGGTGGTGCGCTTGCAGTTGCTGACGAATATGGTGAAAGTGGCGACTTTACCAAGGCATCACTCAAGGGAGGATTTGCTACTGCCGGCGCTGCAATTGGTGGTCTGAGTGGACTGGGTGTCGCCAGTATACCACTGAGTATTGCTGGTGGGTATCTGGGAGGTAAGGTAGGTGAATTTGCCGATGAATATGTTCCGGAGCAGACTCGTGCAGCCATTAACACCAGATTTGAAAGCATCAAAGATTCCATATTTAAAAGTAATCCTAACAAGGGAGTACTAGCACCCAAAGGATCAGCTGACAGTGCTGCTAAAACGCAACAGATACAACAGCTGAGTGCAGAGAATAAAATGGCCAACATAAATTCTGGTCAGACCCAGGCGCCTGTGGTCATCAATAATCAACAGGCTGCGGCACCAGCTCAACCAGCAAACATCATGCTCAGCCGTGGTGATACTCGTCCTACAGAATCAGCGCTGACTCGCTGGAACTTCCAGAACTATCAGGCATAAAAAAAGAGGAGCGTTTTAAGCTCCTCCAAAAAACTCCTTCTTTAAGGGAGTTGTTTAATCTTCTGCTGCCAGATTAGCAAAGTAGCTAATGCTGTCATCATCTTCTGCTGGTGCTGCTGCTGGTTTAGCTGCTGCTGATGCCGCAGGTTTAACCGGTGCATCCAGATCAACACTTTCTGCATGACGTACAGCAGCTGGAACACCGCTTAGTACATCACTTAGCTTCTTCTTGAGATCGTCATAGCTCTTGAAATGACGAGCATCCAAAAAGTCAACCAGACTGTGTTGTTGATTCCAAGTAGCTTCAATGGAAGCATCGTCAGCCGCCAAAGGACTAGATGCTTCAAATTCTGATTTGTCATAATTGCGGTAACCTTCCACATTACGAATCTTCAGTTTGAAGTTAGCTCCCTTCCAAAAATCAAACGGATTGACTGGCTCCTCGCCTGGAAACTCTGGCTGCATGGTATCTTTGATCTTGTCAAAAATCTTTTTACCAAATTTAAATAACTTAACTTTGCCTTCGTTAGCAGGATTGCTTGGATCCTGAATGACCAGGATATTAACTATGTAGCTCAGACGACGCTTCTGATCACGCGCAATATTCTTATTGGCTTCGGTTCCAGAATTCCATAATTCGTTGTTTAATTCAGAAACTGGATCAGGCTTACCGATAGTGGTCAGTGAATTCTCAATGTACCATTTACCTGTTGGGCCTTTGAAACCATGACTCCAGACGCGAGCCCAGGGCATTTCTTCGCCTTTGGGTGCTGCCAGGAATCGGATTACTGCATAACCATTGCCGGCTTTGTCTACTGTGGGTTGCCAAAAACGGTCATCATCACGACTGTCCTGGCCTTGGGGATTGGCAATCTTTTCAACCTCTTTCATCAGGCTGTCAAAACCACCACGATTATTTCTTAGATCAGATAAACTATTAAATGCCATGTGTATTACTCCTTCGTATTTGCGTTGTATAAATTGTATTTACTTCGTTTTGTACTACCATAATATAAACTACTCATCAACATCATCATTATATAATTATATATCGTCAGTGTCAATATCTCGTCCGGGTTTTTTACGACTTTTTTTTTCTACCTGAACAAACGGCCACAGGCTTACTCGCTCAGCCAACTGCTGCTGATTGGTAGCAACTCGAACTATGACCTTTTGCATGTCCTGTATGCCCTGAGTCAGATGCTGTATGGTGGCACTGAGGTCCAGAACTGCTTCTTCCAGTTGTCGTATGCGTTCTTTATTGATCATTTCTTCGGTTGATTCAATTGCCATGTTGTATATATGTCCTGAAATTTATCTGTGTTGATGCGTAAAAAAGGTCGATATTTACGAATCATTCTGCTCACTGGCGTCCAGCTAGGATCGGAGTCTAGCTGAATGTCAGCAGCAGATCCAGTTATACGGTCCAGTATAACCAGAGTTTCTGGTGTGATGCTGTTCCTTAGAAACGCTTTGAGTATATAAGGATGACTGCCAGAATCATGTTTAAAGATATCAGTAACGCCATCATCTGTTGCTTCCTCGCTTAATCGATTCAGGTCCTGTTCAAATACATAACTAAGACTCTGGTTTCGGCGTTGCCAGGACATGTATTTTTTAGCTGCTTCAACATCAAATACACCGCCCCAGCGACTGCCATCTATGAAATTAGCCACCATGAAGTTGCAGACTGCTTCATCAGTGTCATATACTTTAATCAGTCTGCGAAATGCAAACTCTTTACCCATGCCATCAAAGCTTTTGCGACTGGCCCGGATGCGGCCACGCATTTTAACTACATCATAATCATCGGTCTGAAAGTGAGCTTTGAGGGCCAGGTACATCTTATAGGCCTCAAACTCTGTCATTAGATAGGTAACCTTCCTGTGGGTTTCATTAGTTTGGCATCCTGAGCCTCAATGCGAATGCGTTCTTTTAGTACTCGGTTAATCAGCGGCGCCACAGTCTCAATGTCTATGTCACGTTGCTGACAATAGTTAATGATGATGTCCATGCGTGGCGTATGATTTTTAGCATATTCACTTTCAACCCAGGCACTAAAATCATTGGCAGATGCGAATTCACGACTTATCATAAAAGCATTGGTCAGTGTAACTTCGCCCAGCTCTGAGACTAAACGGTGGTCTTTGACAACTCCGTCGGGTCCAGTAAGCTTGATGCCAGTGACGTCGTTGCCTGCGGCTACTCGGTCCTTGATCATGCCGGAACCTGTACTGGTGTAATGCCCTGAGCTGGTGCCGCAGCTGGTGCTGGCTCATGGTTCTGCATCTGCTGTGTATACTTGGCAACTGCGCCCAGATCACAAACATATTCATAAGTACCAACGTGAACTGTGCGAGTCCATGGAGCCAGGAATACCTGACCACCTAGTTCTCTCCAGCGTTTACAGAAGGTAAAGTCTTCGCTGGTATAGGCACGGGTAACTGGATCAATGCTGACATCAAAGTAGGCATGAGCTGTACGATGTGGATCTGTGACACGAGTCATGGTCTTTGGATCCATGGTTTCTGAACCACCGCTGATGATCTGAATGTCTGGCATACCTGCTGCCATTTTTTCAAATACTTCACGCTTGACCAGCATCATGCCAGTAGCAATGCTTTCTACTTCGACTGGTTGATTGATGTCAAAACTCATGGTGTCACCAATGGGTCTGAATGTGCTTTCAGCAACAACTGCATTGATATGAGGACCAGGGATATCTGGACAACCCTTGACTACATTTTTAACTACATCCCAGTTAATTTTCTTTTTAGCATATTGCCCACCAATGATGTCTTTGTCAGCCTGAAGCATACGGAATACATCGTTGGCATCAAAGCCCAGATCGGCATCAATGAATAGTAAATGAGTAGCATCTGATCTGAGGAAGCCTTCGACCAGGATATTACGAGCCTTGGTGATTAAGCTTTCATTGGCCGCGATTTCAAACATGCTGGGAACACCATTCTGACCCAGATGAGTCAGGGTGTTGATTAAACTAATAATGTACATGTAGTTGGCATTACCACCAAACATAGGAGTAGCAATGAATACCTTGGGTGGTTTTGGTGGTGTATTTTTATTGATAAACAGGGGGTTATTCTGGAACAATTGCTGCTGCAATTTGCTCATTTCTTTCTTTTTAGGTGGGGCATTTAGTTTCATGTACTACTTCTCCGATCAATCAGTTAATGTTAAAGTCATTTTTCAGGCACTACCATAGTATATATCTGTATTATAAAGGTTTTATTTTCAAGAGTCAATAGAATTAATAGCGGTTTTGTGGAGACCGCCAACTCCTATATTAGCCTAGTACTTTGGCAATGATTTTCACGATCAATAATGCTACAACAATGTTGCTGATCAAATTAATGTCAAGTGTTGGTAATGTAAATTTAGGCATTTTAAGCTCCTAGTTTAGGTAAAATGGTCATTTTAGAGACGACCCCAACTCTATTTTCTAAATGGTACTGGAATGTCAGTGTTGTGTTCACGACTACGAAGCGCATAGGCCAGGCAAATGTTATCAGTGTCGGCAGCATAGGTGCAACGCACACTCAGGGGATCTATGCCCTTGGTCATGGCTTCGTTGATGTTCTTGCTCATGAGTGTGTTTTCGTTGATCTTGTAGTTCCAGAATGCCAATATGATGACCAACAATAATACGCCAATGCCACCAAAGATTAAATTAGATTGTTTTAAGTTCATTATGTGTCCTTGCGATTATAAAATTTATGATGACCAATCTGAGTCAGGTAAACCATGTTCTTCCAGCCCGGACGTACATAGTCGGCATGATAGAATAGGGCGCCTCGGCTTGGATCTTTGATGAGTTCGCGATTGGCGTAGACATATACTGCCAGGGCTCGGACTCGCAGATATACATCACGGTTGATGTTGTTGATGGTCTTGTATTCACAGACCCAACTAAACTGACAGGTGCTGGCGATTTTTT